ACCACTAATCCCTTTCCTAAACCCCCTCTCTCGAGGTTGTCTCTTACGGCTACGCAATGCCGCTTGATCACCTCCCAAATAAAAAAGAAACCCGGGTTCAACCCTTGCGACGCGCCACAGCAAGCAGGAGACCATGGAAGCCATCACCAAGAAACTTAATCGAGCGCTTAGGTCGATCCTTTGGTTCAGGCTTCCCGTAACCACGGGGAAGAAAAAAACCTCCAGAAGGCAGAAGAAAGCCAAGTGAAGGAGGAGAGAAAAAATTTTTTTTGGCGTAGTGGTGGGGAGTAGGACCGACCTTGACAAGTTCAACCTTTCTCTGAAGAAAGGGATGATCGTCGATCCACTCACTGCGGGACTCCTCGTCTGTCAGTATACGATCTGGATAAAATGTCTGCCAATGCTTAAGCATCGACGTAGGCCAGAGAAACTGCCACGAGGGAGAACCCACATCCCACAACCACTTTTCAGGCAGGGTAGGGATTCCTTCTGTCTTTTCTGAAAAAGCCCGTCTGAGGATGTAAGACTCCTCGGGCTGCGCCGTCCTCTCGCCGGTAAAGGGATCTCTCCCAGTACCGTGAAGACCAACGCCAGTCCACGCTTGGACGAACTTTTTCTTTTGTGCATTACTTTCTGCCGTGACCCAGTCATAGAACTCAGGTCTCGGAGGGTTGGCCAAAGTAACGCTAGGGACCCTACGCGTACCGACGGTTTCAACAGGAGCAGGGCCAATCTGACGGGCCCTGCGGAACCAAGATTTAGTCAGAAGAAAAAGGATAGTCTTTCGAGGAATTTCGGATAGGTCCATGGTGCGCAATGCTATTTCGTGACGCATTGCGACATTCAAAACCCAGGCTTGAACTTCGCGCTTCAAACCCTGGATACCTTGCCAGACCTCTCTCAAAATACTATCAGGCTCTTGACGGAAGGGACGAAGGAATGAGAGACCGGGCTTGGGGTTAAGCCCCTTACGCAACCTACTGCAAGGCTGACTGTTAAGGTCAGCCCAGTAGTCTTCGATACCGGTCTTCGTCTCGTTGACAACCAAACCATAAGTGCCAGTCACTTTCCGCCAAAGCGAAAAAAACTCTTGTGTGCCGGCAAAAAGGCAGTCGTCTCCATTCATCCTGGAGATCCTACGTACACCAGACCCAAAAAAAATGTCACAAGAAATGTCGTAGCAGGCTTTATTGAGGAGACAGAGGATGGGGAAACTAACCAAGTTACCCATCATGGAACCTCTCAAAATCGGCCACTGCTTACCTTTGCGCGACACCCATCTCAGGTTGGTGAAGGACCCTACCAAAACCTTCCGTTCTTCTTCCTCTAACTCCTCTTCTTCCGCAAGGACTTCGACAATGGCCAAAACAGCCTCCTGGTAGATATTGTCAGTGGCGGCAGTATAGTCACCACTGATGATCTTTTCACCTACCTTGAGGTCGTTAAAAACCGCGTCGAAATCCTCCCTTTTGACGTCCCCTCGAACCAACCACCCAAATTCACTCAGGTGGTCATACAGAGCTGTATGAACTGGTCGAAGAACTCTCTTTACCCTCGCGGACTGCATAGTAACAGTCCGGAATTTCCCCTTTGTCTTTGCAATTCCAGCCCTTACGAGGCTGTCATCGCGCGAACATTCTTCGGGCGGGGTGCCGAGAGTACCTCCTTCCAGTTTTGTTGTCTCTAGACAACCCTGCTGGTCCGGGACGTACCCGCTCCTCTCTCGTCCGTCGGACGCGCCGACAAACACGGCCTCGCTGCCGCTTTTTCTTTTCTCCTCCAACTTCGAACCCCAGCCGGACGCTAGCTCTCTAACACGTTTCTTCAGTAGCCATATAGGATCATGGCACCAAGAAACGGTAGGAAATTTGGGCTTTACACTCACGTGTTTTTGCCAAGCTAGTTGCGACAAGCGCGAAGCGACCTTATCACATGGTACGCAAGGGAAGTCGAATATTCTCTTTGATCCTTTAACGATCGATTCGAACTTTTTTCTTTTGTTTCCCCTACCACGTCTAATACGGACACTACCTGTCCACTCATCCCACTCCCGCCTAAGCTGGAGGCAGTCCTTCCCCGTGAAAACGGGTCTATCACCTGGGAGATTAAACTCCGAGCAGATGATGAAGGCTGCCTTGCTCAAGGCACTTGACAA